TTCCATTTCCCAACGTCCACTAATTCCACCAGATGATGCCAAAAAGTCCCAAGTTGTTTCATAGCTAGTGCCTTGTCCATCTACTGTTGTTTCAATAGCTGTAATAAGTTCACGATCAATTTCAGCTGTTATTTCATAAGAAAGAATGTCCATCATTTCTTCTTCAAGTTCAAGACCGTGCATAGCTTTCAAGTCTTGTGCAACTTCAAGAGACCAACGGCTTCTTAACTTACGAGTTGTTGCTTCAATTTGTGCTTTTTCTACTGTCATGTTGACTTCTCTAATATGTGTTCCAGAACCAAGTCCTAGACCAATATCTGATCCAACTGTACCATGTGTTCCAGCTATAGAACCAAGTACTTCACCAGCAGATGTTACATAAGAACCAGAGTATGCGCTGTCAATAGTATTATATCCAAGTTCAACGTCAGTACTTGAATTATATTGAGCATCAGAATAACCTGCTTTAAATCTCAAAGCAAAGGCAAGTCCAACTGGGCCTGTAAGTGGTTGTACACCTACTAATTGATGAGCAACTAATTCTGGAAAAGTTCTTCTAACCATAGGTACTGCTATTTTATGAAACATTCCAGAAGTGCTATAAGTATTAGCACCCAAACTATCTGCGCCTGTTGCATAACCAGTTGTTTCCAACATTATGTTATGCTGATTTTCAAGCATGATAGCTGTTGATTTCAATATTTTAGCTGATGTAATCTTAGTACCTTCATCAAGAACACCCTCCCATTTCTTAATTAAGTCTTTAATATTGTCCATCGTTTTATTTTTCCTCCTATTTTATTTTAATAATTGTAAAGGTATTTATATTACCTTTCTGTCTTGTAGTACTTTAACGTACTCATTTACTGCTTGTTGAAAAGGATTTTTAGTTGATTCGTCTTTCTTTTCATCATCATCGTCATCATCGTCATCAGAATCTACTTTTCCTTTACCGTCTTTATCATCTTTCTTTTCATCATCGTCATCATCTTTCTTTTCATCATCGTCATCTTCGTCGTCTTGTTCGTTGACTTTCAAAGATTCAAGAATAATGTTAAATTTACGATCAATTTCAGATTGATTAAAAACGCCTTCAAGCATTTCGATCATGTGTTTCTTTTGTGATTCTGTCAAACCATCACATTTCTGTCTTAAATAAAGTTCGGCTGCCAGTTCTTGAGCATCCTTTTTAACTTCAAGATTTTCAGAAATTGAGGCATCAAGGTCATCACGAAGCTTTTGAATTTCATCCTTAGATTCTTTCAAAAGTGATTTAACTTCCTTATCAAGCAATCCTTCATCAACACTTAAGCGAATTTTAAATTGTTCAATTAGGTCATGATATAACTCACCTTTTTTAGCAAACTCAAGAATTTTATCAGGAATAGTCATTTCTTCGTCTAATACTGAGTCAACAAAGTTTGAAAATTTAGATGTAATTTCTTCTTTGTATTCTTCAAATTTAGATTCATAAATATCAACTAACTTTTCTTTTTCTTCAGTTAGTTTAGCATTAAGAAGTTCTTTTGCTTTTGTTTCAATAATAATCTCAAGTTTTTCTTTGATTTTGCCTTGTGCTGATTCATCGAGTTTTTCAACACCAAGCAACGCAAGAAGTTTGTCCATTAAATATTTTACCTCCTATTTTATTTTATTGTATGTATTTATATTGTTATGTATAATTATATAAAAATTAATAAAAGCGTTTATTAGATACTCTTTTCAATGTATTCTATTACTTGCCATATTTGTCTTTTGTGTGCTTCTTTAGCATCTTCAATTGTTAATTCTTTCTTAGGCATATATTCAGCAAATTCTTTTCCTTCATAAACACCCTTAATCCAAGAAGGATTATTTGATGGGTCAGTAACAAGGTCCCAAGTGATTAAATTAAAATCTTCATTAACATATCCATCATCAGCAACAGTTCCTAAACCTCTTGAACTAATACCCATTTTACCTTCTTTAACTAAAACTTTAGCAATATTCCCCATAGGTGTATCAAGTAATTTTGCAGAACCATAAAGGTCATCACCCTTCCATTCAAGAGTTTTTGTTAATATGGCAATTTTATCAGGATTGATTTCTGGATTAGGTGGATGACCAAGTTCACCCCAAAGAGAACCACTTTTTACTTTTTCATTAACTTTAGTTACTTCCCTTTCAAGTATACTCTTTTTATATCTACGGTCATTATTATTTTTAATTTCAGCAGAACTAAAAATACCAATAATATTTATGCCTTTACTTTTTGATTCAACTAATTCTAAATCATGTGACATTTCTGTTATAATTTTCATGTGTTTTTCTCCATTTATAATTTTCTTGTTAAAGCTACTATTTTATCCCAAAGCTTTTCCCAACCATCATCAATTTCTTTAAATTGCTTCCAAATTTTTTTATCACCTTTTTCTTCTGGCATGCTATCTTCTAATGCCATAAGAAAATCAGCCATTGCATTATTGGCTTTTCCCATGTGTTTTTGTGATAAGTTTGCTTCTAGAATTTTGTCGTAAGCTTCTTGTATTTTGTCTTGTTTCATTATATGTATTTTCCTAAGTTCATTTTATTGAAAGAATATAAAACATCTTTAGAATACTTAAATTCTTCACTTAATTCATCAACTTCAGATAGTAATTGATTTAAATTACCAACATTATCAGCAATACTATAGTAAGCCCTTTTTAATTCTGTAGCTTTTTTTCGGTCCATACTTTTTATAGCTGCTTTAATATTAGTTCCTTCTAGCATTTTATTATAAGCTTCTTGTATTTTGTCATCCATATTATTCCTCTTTTGTATCAGTTTTTGGTTCAGCTTTTGGTTCAGCTTTTGGTTCAATAGGTTCACTAAGTTCCAATTTTTTTTCTAAAAAATCATACTTAGCTGCTTTAATTTCTTTACTTAAAACATCTTTGGCATCCATAAATTTATCATTTTCAAATGAGTCCAATGCTTTTTTAATTTGTTCTTTATCTATCATTTTCAATTCTCCTTTATAACATATTTATATTATTTATATTTTTTACCAACTACTACCGCCACTTTCATTATTGTCTTCTCTAAAACCATATTCAATATCCTTTTTCATACCATCACGATTAGCTTGAATTTCTTCATCTGTCCATTTAAGATATTTCTTCATACAATAGTATTTACTCATTTCTTCTCTATCGGCTAGTGATGAATAATTATTATGTCTTGATTCTATAAAGTTTGCTTCCATTTGTTCTTTATATTTTGAAGGTGGGTTCATTAAAACTTGAATTTTTCTTTGATCCAATCCATATTGTTTTTTAAGACCTTTAAAATCTAAGTGAAGTAAAAATAAATCAGTAAGTTCATTACAAAACTTTTTTTGTTGTCTTTCAAGAAATTTACTCCACTTAACTTCATCTCTTGATATTTCACCTGTACTACCACCACCAAATAAACTATCTGCTTCAGTTTTTTCTTGACTAGCCGCAACTCGTGAAGCAGGATATTTTAATGCTCTATATAATTTTCTTGCGAAGTAATATACATCATCTAATTCTGTAAAACCAGCAGCGTTTCCACCAACAGTTTCAATTTGACTACCACGACCTTCAGCAGATTGAGGTAAATAATAATTTTCAAGTAAGCTTAAAATTTCAGGTTCTTGTGATAGCTGACCAGTTGTTGAATTATAAGATTGTTTTTTGGTCATTTTTTGTTTTATTTTTTCAACATATTTTAAAGCTTTATCACGAGGCATGTTTCCAGTATCAATTCTAAAAACCATTCTTTCAGGTGCTCGTATTATTCTGTAAATTATAACTGATGTTTCTAATAATTTTAATTGATTATATGGTACTTTTGATTTTTCAAGGAAACCAAATATTTCATATTTTGATTTACCGAATATTCCATAATTTATAAATCCTATTTGATTTGTATTAAATAATACAATATCTTCTCTTGATTCTGCTTCTTGAAGATTTAATGGTCTTTTAGAATTAGGTTTTAAGTATTGGAAAAAAGAAGTTATTTTACCTGTTAATGGATTATAAATATAGTCCATTGTTTCACTTGGTAAAACTTTAATATTTATAACACCTTGTTTAGGGTGTCTACTATCAATAACTCTTTCATAATAAACTCTACCATCTATAAAATAATTTCTAAACATATTCCATAGATCATCTTCTGAGTCAATACTATTATTAAATAATCCATTAAATTCATCATTTAGATTTTTTATAATATTTTCATTATTAGATAATGCTTTGTCTTTTATTTCAAGATGGAGTAATACACCGTCTTCATCAAGTTGTGTTGATTCATTTACAGCATCTTCAATAACATCTGCTATTTCAGGCATATCAGCCATTTGTCTATAAAAAGCAATTTTATTAACTTCATCTTCATATTGTTTATTAATATATGTATTATAAAATAAATTAAAAGATTGGACACCAACTTGACCGACACCATACATGTCTTCAGTGCTTTCCCAACCTTCACCTTTTCTAGCAAGAATGTCTGTCAATTTAGGTTTAGGTCTTTCCTCAAATGCTTTTATTTCCTCAGTTAATGTATCTTTTTTAAAGTAACTTATTATACCCATTCTATTCTCCTATACAAATTATTTATAACCTATTTTTAAAATTTCTTCAGTAGTTATTATTTTAGTATTATTTAGATTTTCTGGTATAATTTCTTCTCTATTTTCATACCAATCTCTTAATTTATCTTGATTATTTATTTCTAATGCGACTTTTTGTTTTAACTTTTTAGGCAATGAATTTAAAAATTCATATGTACTGTTTCTTAAAAATCCTGTTGTTACCCAATCAATTAGTGCCATTTCTTTTACTTTAAATATCCACATTTCTTGGTCGAGTTTATTTCGTTTTTCATCTGTTAAATCACCAATTTGTTCTTTAAAGAAACATGCTTGGTGGTAGAATCTTGTAAATTCTCGTTCAGTATCTTTTATAACTCGTTGAGATTCTTCCATTAACATAATTTTTTCTTTATAGTCTACTTTTGCTCTTTTCAATTCAAAACTAATTGCTGTTTCTATTTTTACTTCCAGTTCTTCAATATCAATAATAAGTCTTTCTTGGCTACAAGTTAATTCACGTAGTCCTCTAAATCGTTTGTATAATTCTCTTAATGCTTGTTTATACTGTCCGTAAAGTGTTCCACCTGCTCTTGTTGTAACAAAGTAATCATCTTGAAATTGACTCATACCTGTTTGATGATCGTCTAACAAATTTTTTAATTCTGTCATTTTAATTCTCCTATTAGTTTTTATTTTTCTTTGTTTATATTTAATATAAAATTATGATAACATGTGGTGCAAATATTTTTTTTGACACAAGGAAATGAATTATGATTAAACATAATTTTTAAAACTTTTTCATTTAAAATACTAACATCAACTGCGTTAGTATTACCAGCACAACATCTGTATATTTTTTTATTAACTAAATCAATTCTAGGAATATAAATCCTTTTTCTACAAATTTCTTGGGATTTTTTAACCTGATTTATTTTTTTATAATCGCTAAATAATTTAATTTTTAATTTACTTTTATCAGTTATATTTATATCAAGAATATTATGTAAATATTTAATATCAGAAATATTAAGAATATATTTTAAGTCATCGCCTATATAAAATTTTAAATCAAATATAAAATTTGGATTATTTAATAAAAATGGTAAAGCTTTTTTATAATTTAATTTATGAATAACTAAAATATTATTACTTTCTATGTTATTAATTTTTATAATATTTACTTTTAAATTATCATCTATATCTTCTATTACATGATAAGAAATATTTTTTATTTTATCTTTAAAAATTTTATGATAATTGTTTTTTAAAAACAAACCATTAGTAGCAACTTCAACTGGGTTATTAGAAGCATTAAAAATATCTGCTAAATATTCTTTACTTAATAAACCAGGTTCTCCACCAGAAATTGAAATATTAATATCAGGGTTATATTTTTGTAATATATTAATATAGTAAATAACTTCATTTATTGGAACAATCATATTACTAGTATTATCACAATATTTACAATTCCAATTGCATTTTGATAGAATTTTTAAAACAACTGAATGTATCATACATAGTCCTTACAATTCCATGCTCCATTAAAACATGATTTACAAATTGTTTTATTTTTAGTTGAGCATAAAAATATATTATACTTTAATAACATCTTTAAAGTATTATCATTTAACTCAATACTATCAATAATACTTGAATTTCCAGCACAGCATCTATAAATTGTATTGGTTATTAAATCAATTCTTGGTATGTAACATATTTTATAACATTCTGTTTGGGCTTTATTAATCTTATATTTATTACAAGAATTAAAGTATTCAATCCTATCTTTATAATTATTAGTTATATTTAATTTATTAATATCATTATTATAAAGATATTTAATATCATCTAATGTTAATATTAACTCTTCATCGTCGCCTTTATAAAAACTAGGTCTAAATATAATTTCTTTATGTTTTTGTATAAAAGGAATTACTTCATGTAAGTTTTTTTTATGAATAACAAAAATATATTGAATTGGAATAGAGGTATCTATTTTATTGAATTCTATTTTATTATTAAGAATTTCTGGAGTAACATGGTACCAAAATTCTTTTATTTTATCTTTAAAAATTTTATGATAATTGTTTTTAAAAAAGGTTCCGTTTGTACAGACTTCAACTTGGTTATTGACAACTGAAAATAATTGAGAAAAATAATTTTCAGATAATAATCCTGGTTCACCACCTGATAAAGATATATTAGTATTTTTATTATACAATTGTAATAATTGAATAAAACTTATTAACTTATTTATATCAACGTCTTGATTACCTCTATTATCACAATATGAACATTTCCAATTACATTTACTAGTTATTTTTAATACAATAGTTTTAATCATATTAATTTTCTCCTAATAGTGTTATACCAGTAACTATCAAAATATCTTAAACAATCATTACATCTTTGACAACTAATATCATTTTTAGCATTTTTAAATAAATTAAATGACATCATTTTAATTATATTAGATTTTGTTAATTCAACTTTATCAGAATATGTCCAACTAATAGGACATCTTAATATTTTTTCATTTACAAAATCTATTGTAGGATGTATTTGTGAATTTCCACACGCAGTTCTATGTAACATCATAGTATTATAATTACTTGAAAACGATTTTTTTAACATGTCAAATGTATCAGGTAAAACATTATTTAAATTATATACAGAATTATATAATTCTTGAAATTGTTTTTGAGATAATATGTATTCTTGATCTCCATCAAACTCTTGTTTTTGTAAGAATGGTATTAAATCAAATTTTAATAATGGATATTTTTGACATTTATTTAAAACATCTTTATAATTTTTAGAATGAACTGGTTGAAATATTTGTATTTTATCATCACATATGTAGTGTTTAATATCTTCTTTAACTTCAATATTAGGATGATACCCAACCCAATTAATTTTATCATACCATCTATCAAAATATCCTTTGTCTATAAATAATCCATTTGTATTTACTCTTATTTTATGACAATCACAAACTTCATCAAAAATATATTCTAGTATATCAACATCAACTAATCCTGGTTCTCCACCTGTTAAAGTAAACACAGGAAATATATCATCCCTTCCATTTACTATTGGAAAGTATTTTTCAATTAAATGTTTTTTTGGTTTTTTTGGATTTTTTAATTGTCCTATATCACAATAAAAACATTTTTTATCACATTCTTCTGTTAAAAATAAAACTAACCTATAAGCTTTCATACAATTTTTCCCTTATAAAATCAGGTAATTTATTTAATTGGTTTTTTATATATAAAATATCAGAATCAGACATAATATTTTTATATTCACCAACAATTGCTTTTCTTGTTTTTAATGATCTAATATCGTTTTTATTCAGAATTTCTTTACTACTGAACCCTTCAATACTATTTTCTAATTCAAGTTTTTGCATATTTTCAAATTTACAATATTTAATAATTTCTTTTAAAATTTTATCATCAACATATTCGTTACTTAATTTATATAAAATTAATTTTAAAGATTTTAATGGACTGTCTAATAATTTTTCATATTTTAATTCTATTATATTATTATTTGAATATACTTGTTTATACCAATTAAGAATCCATTTTATACCAAGATTTTTATCTCTAATATATTCAGATAAATTTCCTTTAAATAATTTATTTAAATTGGATTTATAATGTAATTCTCCTCTATATTTTGAATGAAAATAAGCAGATACTACTATATCATAAATGTTTCTGTTTAGTAAAAATATAGTAGAATTTATATCATTTAAAATATCATTTAAATAATTTTGTTTAAATGAAAACCCTCCATGAGTATATATAAATTCATTTAAACCAAACTCTAAAGTATTTCTAGTATAATTTAATATACCATTTTCTGGTTTGCTATATTTTATAGAAATATATTTACCTATCATAAATCTAATCCAAGTTCTTCCACATTTGGGATAAGATAAAAGATAAACTCTATTAGGATTATCTTTAAATGTCATAATATGTCCATTTATTTTTTGACGTAATTTATATTTTCTAACTTGCTCAGTTGTATCAATCATTTCAACCTTAATATATTTTCTAATTGTATTATATTAAAAACATGAAAACAATTATAACATGATTCAGCTTTATCAAATTTTAAATTATTTAAATTATTTAAATTATTTGTACTTAAAAAAACCCAACTAGAATTAGTATGACTGCATATACATTTTTTTATTTTTCCATTAACAAAATCAATAGAATGTTCTCTAAATTTAGATATACATAATTCTCTATAATTATCTTTAAGGTCCCATAACTTAATAATTCTATTAAATATAGTTTTTGAATAATTAGTTGCATTTCTATTTTTAATAATATTATATATAGTTATAAAATCATTTAATTTTAATTTAAGATCATTTTGTTCAATTTTTGAATCATATGGTGATACCTCAAATATAATATGTGGGTATCGGTCTAAAAAATTAGTAAGATATTTTATATTTTTTTTATGGACTGGAAAATGGTATTGTATATTATCAATATTAGGTTCGTATTTAATTTCTTCTGTTATTTCAGATACAGGATGATACATAACATTATCAATATAATTTTTATATTTATTATAATATCTTTTTAAAAATAATCCGTTAGTATTAACTTGAATATGTTTTTGTTTTATAGTTTCAAATATAAAATCTAATGTAACTTCATTTAACATTCCAGGCTCACCACCTGTTAAAACTATTTTATCAATATTAGACATTTTTGATATTATAGGTAAATATTTTTTAATATAAGATAGACTAGGTTTACTTCTATATTTCATATTACCAATATCACAATATGTACATTTTCTAGAACATTGTTCTGTTAAAAATAATGTTAGTTTCATAGTAATTCCAAAATTTTATCATTATCATTAAATACTAATTTTTCTATAATTTCTTCTTTTGTTATATTTAAAATTTGATTTATATTATCATCTACATTAAATAATTTTAAATAATAATGTAACCCATCGTTAATAGTTTTATTTTTAATTGAATAATATACTGGTTTATTTAAGTAACAAAATTCAAATATAAGTTTACCTATGTTTTCTAAATAAGTTTTAGGAACTATTTGAATCCATCTTTGGTATTGATATGACTTACAACCATGAGGTAATAAATTAGAATTCTTAATATTTAAATGATTTAAATCACAGTTATCAATAACTTTAGTATCTCCAAAATAACTTTTAAATGTAGCCATATGTGCATATTCATTTTCATTAATATTTCTTTTTGTAGTTAAATGTTTATCAATAAATTTAGCGTTTGATTTAATATATTCTAATCTATTAATGCTAAATTTATGATAATAATTAATAAATTTATCTACATACTTAGATGCTATTTTATTAGCAGGGTTACCTAATAAAATTATTTCGTTATATTGTAATTGATCATCTTTAACAAAAAATTCATCAATTCTGTTATTATATATAGCTATTGATATTCCAGTAGTATCAAGTAATATTAATTTATCACAAATTATATTAAATTTAATTTTATTATGTTTATGGGTTAATATCTCAGATGACATAATAACAATATCTGATTCAATTGTGTTTGAAAAATTTGAAATAATTTTTTCTGGTTTAATATGAATACTTTTTTTAATATCAAAAAATATTCTTCTAAAATGTTTTGCATTAGTTAATTTATATTTAAGTTCAATATTATATCTTGATGATAAGTTGAAATATAAATCTATTATAGAAGTATTTGTACCTGAAATTGCTCCATTATATATATCAAATAAAGTAATCATAAAAGATCCTCTATTTCTATTCTTTCTTTTCCTAAGAATTTATTAATATTATAATTATTATTTAAAATATTTTTATAAAATCCTTTAAAATCATCATTAAAAGGAAAACAAAATACTTTAGGTTTATAATTTAAATGTTTTTCAAATTTTTCAAACATTTGTTTACTATCTTCTTTAATATATTCTATTTTATCATATAATGTTTTAAATATATTTAAATTAGTATGTGAATGACTATGTCCGGCTATTGTACAATTTGATTTGTTATGTATAAACTTAATCATTTCCCATGTCATATAGTTTTCAAAATTTCCATTTAATGCTTTTTTTCTAGCATCATAACATGATATAAATTTAAATGATGGATTTACATTACTTGGGCATACTACACCAGTTGAAATATTAAAAAATTTTGGAGTTTTAATTTTTAATATTTCTGGTAAAAAAGTATATTGAGAAATTAATCCATCATCAAATGAAAGAATATAATTATCTAAATTAAGATTTAAAAACACTTCTTTAAATTCATGTATTAACAAAACAGGTTTCATAATATTCCTTATATAAATTGTCTAATAACTTCATCATCCTTTGTTAAAAATCTATGTGATATTCCATTTTTAATTAAATCTTTATATCTATAATAACTTCCGTCTTTAATATTATGTATGTTATAATATAAAACTTTCTTCCCATAAAAATAAGACTCTAACATTAATCTTGGTCTTGGGTCGAAATATTTATTAGCATGATAATAAACAAAGGTATCAAACAATTCAAATAGATTTTGTTTATGTTTTCCTGTTTTATAAATTATATTTTTATCTTTTGGTAAATCTAATAAATCAATAAAACTAAAATCATCATTATTAGGAGAATTTATAAATATATTAGGTTCAACTTTTGTTAATGGTTTTAATCTATCAAATAAAAATTTACATGTATATTGATGATCTTTATAAACAAATGGCATTTCACCATAATATTCTACACATCCAGGTGGATAAAAAGATTTATCAATATAATATTTTAAATCTTTTTTATGAGTTTCAGTTATAATAATAATTTTTGAATGTTTATTTTTAATATTGATTAGTCCCTTAACTTTGTAAATAGTTCCGTAATCAAAAATAAGCAATCTATCAAATTTATAATACATCAAATCTTTTCTTGATATTCCTATAATATTATCTTCTATATTTAAATCTGAAATTTCATATCTATCGTTAATTAAATTAATAAGTTCTTTTTTAAATTCTTGATTATAATTTATAATAAGTAATTTAATATTTTTATTGTATTCGAACATGACAATATAATTGTCTAATACATCTATAACTGACCCATTAATTTTGTTGATATAATTAGCGAATATTATTGCATTCATATTTTTTTAAAAAAATCAATTGTTTTTTTAAGTCCTTCTTCTAAATTATAAGTGGGTTCCCAATTAAGTATTTCTTTAGCTTTTGTATTATCTGGTTTTCTTTTGGATGGGTCGTCTTCACTTTCTTTAATAAAATTAATTTTAGATTTTGATTTTGTTAATTTAATAATTATTTCTGCTAATTCAATTATACTTATTTCTATTTGCGAACCTATATTAATTGGACCTGTTATTAAATTATCAGTTGCCATTAATTTAATAATACAATCTACTGTATCTTCTACATAACAAAACGACCTAGTTTTTGTTCCATCTCCATAAATGATGAGAGGTTTATTAATAATAGCATTATTAATAAAATTAGAAACTACTCTTCCATCATTACTTCTCATTCCTATACCATATGTATTAAATATTCTTGCAATTTTTATATAAGTATTATACTGTCTATAATAATCAAAAAATAAAGTTTCTGCACAACGCTTTCCTTCATCATAACACGATCTAACTCCGATTGGATTTACATTACCCCAATAACTTTCTGGTTGAGGATGTATTAAAGGATTTCCATATATTTCTGACGTTGAAGCTTGAAATATTTTAATGTTTAATTTAGTAGCAAGGTCTAACATATTAATGGCGCCTTGAACACAAGTTTTTATTGTTTGTATTGGATATTTTTTATAATACGGAGGAGATGCTGGGCAAGCTAAATTATATATTTCATCAACTTCTAATAGTATTGGAATAGTAATATCATGTCTAATAAATTCAAATTTTGGGTTAGATAATAAGTGATATATATTTTCTTTTTTACTAGAAAAACAATTATCAATACATATTACTTCATTATTTTCAGATAATAATTTTTTACACAAGTTAGACCCTATAAAACCAGACCCACCAGTTACTAAGATTCTTTTAAACATATTTCCTCTTTATATTATTTTTATAAAACTTCTCCTTCAACCCAATCACTAAAATATTTATATTTTTGACGGTCTAATAAATGTTCAAAGTTATTATTAAATACTTTTAAATAGAACTTTTCAAATTGTTTTTTATTAAATATAGTATTTGAATTATCTAAGTTAATTTTTGAATTAAATATGGTATGATAATTAGATACTTCTATAATATCATCTATACCGTCTTTATGACTTCTGCCTGGAATTGTAGGCACTATAATTTGACAATTAGATTGTATTGCTTCAATTAGACTATGAGGCAATGGGTCTTGAAATATTTTTGATTTTGGATATATATAATGAGTAACATTTTTAAAAAATTTTTTATTATCAAACGTATGATTATAACTTTTAATAAACTTATTATTAATATTTAAACTTCTTAAATCATCACCCATAGTATATATATTTACATCTTCATTAATTGATGAAAGCATATCAATTATATATCGAAAACTATCAGGAGTTAGCCAGTTACGTATATAAAATCCAATACACGGGATTGTGGGTATAACTTTATTACCTACATTAAAATCAGTTATAAATGGGATATAATGATTTATTTTTTTATTTAACATGTAATAAAATCCATTATTACATGTTTTATTTTCAAATGCTACTGAATGATTTCTAACATACAAAATATAGTTCAAATCTTTTAGAGTTACAATATTTAATGAAAATGAATAGTTAGATTTAACTTGAGTATTAAATATAATTCTAATATATTGCTCATTTAATTCTTGTAAATGAGCAATATCTCGAATTTGTTCACAGTCTATTGCATCAATATACTGACTATATTCATTGGCTAATCGCTGAGACGCAGTAAATGCTCCTCGTTTAAGGTTATTATATTTAACTGATATAATTAAGTATTTATTTAATGAAGTCATTACGAAATTTCTCTGGTATTTCATGATATGGATCGTATATATCATTATTTAAAGCAGTTCTAAAAGGACATCCCCCAACATTCCAACTTTTAAATATATCATAATTTTTATATGGATTTATGTTTTCGCTTTCATTTATATTACCAAATGGTAAAATATCAGCACTAGCTAAAAAATTACAATGATATAATTTTCCACTATTGTTAATAGATAAAAATTTTTCGTAACACATACTATTCATACAAACTCCATTCATACCATTTAAGTAATGTATAAGTGGTGTAATTCTTTCAAATTTATTATTAAATAATTTATAAAATTTTTTGTAAAAATTATAAACACTTTCACTAGATGGCATATCATTTAAATCTAATACACTACTTGGTTTAAATAATTCAAGATTAATATAATCATAATTTATTGGAATTATTTTATCATAAATTTGTTGAATTGGATTATTATTTAAAAAATCTTTGGTTATAGTTATAACAACCCCAAATTTTTTTAAATGTGTTCTTAAATATTGTAAATTTGAAACATTATATACTCTATTAACATTATAATCATATGATGTACTAACGGTCATAATAAATTTATTAAAAATCTTAATAAATTTATCATCAATTAAAGTAGAATTTGTTTGAATTGAAAGATATTTAAATTTTTTATTTTTAAAATAATTTAATATTTTATATGTGTTTTTATGTCCTAATAATAATGGTTCACCGCCATGTAAAAATAACTTATTAAATTTATCATTGCCAAAAGTTTCTTCAATTTTTTCATAATATTGTTTAACTTTTTCAAAATTCATTATTCCTTTTTTTAAATTTTTTCTTCCGTAACAATGACTGCAATTTAAATTACATTCATCAGTAACATGTAAATATAAAACACTATTTTTATTGTAAAAATTTTTCATTTTATTCATTAGTTAAATAATTGTCTAAATGCTATTAATCCGTTTTCCATTTCTTCTACAGTTGTCATGTCTTTAAGAGCTAACCAAAAATCTCTGTATTGTTTATACATTGTATGATGTTCGTCTAACCTATCTCTTATTGTAAGATATATATCTAGTGCATCAATCAAATCTTGGTCACCTGTATTAACAATTTCAAGATATTTTTGTTCTCTATTATCATTAGTAAAAACATAACCTCTATCAATTAAATTATTATTAATTAATGAAAATCCATAAAAATCAAACATTGACAAACTTCCCGTTCTATTAGAAATAAACTGACGGGCCTGAATATTTATTCCAATTCTAGTTGCAACTACTATATCAAGTGCTGGTTGAATAATTAAATCTGGTATTGTTAAAGGATTTAATAAATTTTTAGGAAATAATACTACTTTAAGATTTTCTAATGCAGTTTTAATTCTATTAAAACATAATACTGATGGTATTTCATAAAGGCGAACACCACCAAACTCAAAGATTAATGTTTCATCTCCTTCATATACTGATACTATTCTAAAATTTACTCCAGCGCTTGCAATACCTGCTATTAATTTCATAATTTTTCTCCATTTGTAATTAACTTATTTATTTTATATAAATTACTTTTTGTGCCTACTCCTATACTAATAAAGATATTATCATTCATACTAATGTAATTTACATTTAATAAATAACGTATATCTATATTTATATCTAAATTAATAGCACATTGTTTAATTGATTTTATAATAAAATCAAAATTTTCTAAAAATTCTTTATTTGGTATTGTATAAAAATATTCTAAAAATATTTTAACATTCTCATTTAATATATTATTAAGTCCAGATGATACAGGATGATAAAAATCCATTCTCATAATTGGATTTATAATAATCATTTTATTTTTTAAATATTTTTCCATATAATGTTTTAAAGCATAAACCCACGACCCATCTTTATTAGATTTTACATAGATAATATTATTTGTATTTCTATATGTTCTTACAATTAAATTAACTCTCAAAAGTTTAAATTCATCATCTGGGATTTGTAAAATTTCTTTATAATTTTCATTTTTTATAATTTTATCTACTAATTTAATTATTTTATCATCAATTATATGTTTATAATCTTGTGAATTATAAAATAAATAATCAATCCCAAGAGATTTACAATATTCTTCTAATTTCACATCATCAATTATTTTATTTTTATAATCAAAATAACCTAACATTTTATTAGAATTTTTTTCATGAGCGGCTTTAAAACAATTAATTGAATTTATACATTCTAACATTATATAATCAGCGCCATTTTCTTTTAATGTTTTTATACATTTTAAATGACCCTCATGTAAATAAAATTTAGTAGATAATATTTTATTATAATTAATATCTAGTTTTCCTATCTTTTTACTTTCATGCTGATGAAATCTAATACATTGTTTAAGGTGTTTAACATCTTTTATAATAATCATTTAAATCTTCCATTCTTCAAATTTTTCCATCATTTCATTATGACTTAATTTTAATAGAAATTGATGGTCTTTATGAACTCGTGGTGTACTAAATCCACAAATACATTCTTTTTGTAAACAAACACATTGATCTGTTAATTTATCATTTATGTTTTTATCAAATACTGATAATTTTGGTAGATTATTTGCATTTGATACCATTGACGTCATACACCTGTATATAATACCATCAGCAGAAATCATCATATTATTTTTAAATGAATTACATATACACCATTTAAAATTTTTATTTTCAGGACGTTTTCCTTGTATATAGTAATATTTATTATTACTATATAATATACTAAGTTGATTTTGTAATAAAAATTTAGATGGATAATTTATATCATCCTTAATTTTTAATCCATTTATAGGAGACATTATAAATGGAATACTAGGGTATTTTTTTATTGTTTCATAAAATAATTCTTTACATGATTCATTATGTAACATAAATGCAGGATTTGTTAAAAATTTTTTATAAGATGATAAATCTAAATATTTTTTACAAAATTCATCAATATCAATAAATTCCTTATGAAAGCTTGGAAAAATTTCAACATTTATATTATTCATTATTTTATCTATTTTTTTATAAAAATCAACAGATTTACTAAAATTAGTAAAAATAGATAATATTTTTAGTTTATTATTTTCTTTATTTTTAGTATTAATGTATTCAATTATTTCAAAAAAATTTGGATGTATAGTTGGTTCTCCACCAGATATAATTAGTTTTATATTATTTTTAGGTAAATTAAATATAAAATCTATTATTTTCTTAAGTTTTTTAATATTTGTTTTTTCTTTTTTAACACAAACATTACAATATGGACATTTAAAATTACATAATTCAGTAATAGTAAAATAAATGCTCATACTAATTTTTTTATCAATATAATTTCCACTACCATGATATACAATATTATTTTTCATTAAATACTCCATTAATTTTTCCCCATACAGGTTTAAGTCCATTATGAAATGCAGTTTTTGGGTGTTTCATTCTCCATTTATATAATTGCCCACTAACACAATGTGTTTCAGTTGAGTTATTAAGATATTTTGTATTAACAACTAAACTTCCATATTTAATTGCTTCTTCTACAATCAAAGTTCTCCACATTGGTAGTATTGCAGTAACAATATTTCCAGTATTATGATTATCAGTTTTATTAAATTTTAAACTTGATAAACATTGTTGATGAAATTTTGCATTATTCAAATAATAATCAAAATCTAAATTTCTTGATTTACAAATAAATTTAATTATTTGAGAAAGCATTGGAAAATATTTTCCTTTAAGTTGGTCTGATATTCCACGGTATCTCATTTCTTGGGGTTGATACTCTCTACATATTTTATCAATTTTTAACATTTTTTGTGTCGTATTACAAGTTAATAAAACTCCATAAGAATATTCTTGTCCACCACCAAATTTTTCTATATTTTCAGTAAATGTTCTAATGTAATTAGATTTGGTTTCATGGTCTATACTTAATGCCCAATTAATTTGATTACTCTTTGGAAATTTTTTAATATATTCTGGGTTTTGTAACTTAATTCCATTAGTATAAATATGTACTTTATTATTAGTATTATTAACAATCCAATAAACTAATTTATCAAGATTTTTAAACATTGTAGGTTCGCCTCCAACAAATCTAATCATTGGATGAACTCCATCATAATAATATTCTTTATAAGGTTTATATCCATAACCTCTTGTGTCATCAGGAACAAATTCTTTTATATTACTAATAAAATCTTCAAGAGTATTATTACCTGGATGCTTTACTAATAAGTCTTTTTCATAACAATAATTACAATTTTTATTACAATCATTAGTTAGATGAAAAAAAGCAGTAAAATAACCTTCTGCTGGTATTTTAGGTTGATATTGATGTTTCCAAACTTCTAAATTTTTTTCTAGTAATATTTTATCAGTAGAAGAATTGAGCCAAACACCTTTATTATCATAAACTAACTTTTTCTCAATTATATTTCTAAATTTATCAAGTCCATGAACTTTATTCATTATTTATTTTTCCTCTAACAATTTAATTCTTTGCTCTAAATTTTGAACATGTTTTATTAATAAAGGTATAAGTTGAATATAATTTACAGTATAATAACCATCATCTTCCATTGTTACAATAGAATATTCTTTAGGGTCAAATATTTCAGCTAATTCTTGTGCTATAACTCCAAAATTTTTTCTATTATCTAATGTAACTTTATCACTATATCTAAATTTAATAATTTGTATTTTTTTAAAAATTTCACTTATTTTCATAATACCTTTTATATATATTCTATATCATATTTTAATCTAATATCACTTTTATCAGCGCCACAACTATAATCACAATTACATGTACAAGCATAATCACAATCACATGTACAAGCATAATCACAATCACATGTACAAGCATAAGCACAATCACATGTACAAGCATAAGCACAATCACATGCACACATAGCTTCAATTGTATTAACTTGTGTTCTCATTGCATTATATTGTTGTGCTTCTAATATGTCGTCTGTATCAGTTTCATTATCATTCAAATGCGCTGGCCAACTCCATGCAACAGCTGCATCAATTCCATCACGTAATTTTCGAACATGTGTAGAAAGAATTTTATTAGCACTAGTAACAGCACCTGGGTCAGCAGGCCAACTTTGTGACCATCTTGTTATTTCATTATCAATCGCTGTTCTTAATTCATTATGATGTGTATCTATCATTATTACACTAGTTGTTAGAGGGTCATTTGTCCATGTTGTTGGTGTTACTGGTCCAACATAATTACCATCATTATCACCATCGCCATCGTGTCCTGTACAAGCCATTTTAAATTCTCCTTTTTATTCTTTTCATAGCTCTAACTATTTTTCCATTTAATTTATAAAATTTGCACAATTCTGGTTGATCTGTATAATCTGTCCATCTTTTCATATAATCACTTTTTTTACTATTTTTAAATTTCACAGCATTACATCTTAAACAAAACGTAGCCACACAATTTTTACATTCATCAGGTTCCCAACCAAAATTAAAATTATGTAATTTATAAGATTCTTCAATTTTTTTTATAAAGTTCTCGTCTTTTAAGTTACATAATAAATGTTTGTTTTCATCATCATCATATAAGTTTCCATGACATTTAAAAATACTCCCATCCCAATTAATACAAATCATATCCCTACCAGCACTACATAATGCTTTTCCAAAATTAAACCAATTAAAAAAAAATTTATTATTTATTCTATTATATTCTAATTCTTTTGGCACAATTTTAATTAAAACTTTTTCTAATTCTTTTTCATATTGTTTAATTTCTTTTTCTGAGTACTGTTTTAAATGAT